GATGCCCTGCAGAAGGGTTATCTTGGCCCTCTCGGAAACTTCGATATGTTCCGCTCTGCCAATATGCCTACTCACACAGTTGGTGTGCATGGTTCAGGCGGCGCAGTTGGTACGCCCCTAGCAAACTCTCTGACAGCTCAGACTGGTGACTCGATCCTCACTGATGGCTGGAATACCAGCGTTACTGGAGTTCTGCTTGAAGGAGATGTGATCTTCTTCGCCGGAGTTCATGAGATTAACCCTCAGAGCTACCAGTCAACTGGCCGCCTCCAGGCATTCGTAGTGCAGGCAGATGTGGATTCTGATGGCAGTGGCGAAGCCACTATCAGTATCAGCCCATCAATCAACGATGGTACGCTGACCACTACTGATGTGGACGGTAACCCGCTGAGTCTGGCGGCATTCCAGAATGTGGACAACCCCATTGCAAATAACGCAGCTCTTACCGTAATGGGCGTTGCTTCAACTACCTACCGTCAGGACTTCCTTTTCCATAAAGATGCTTGTGCACTCGCAATGGTTGAGCTGGAGCTTCCTCAGTCGGCAGTGGTTAAGGCGCGAGTTCGTGACCCTGAGTCAGGCCTTGCCCTCTGTATGACCGGTGCATACGACATTAACGAACAGTCGGAAGTGACTCGTATTGATGCCGTATGGGGAACAGATCTGATTTATCCAGAGCTGGCCCACCGTCTCTGGTCAGACGACTAAGCAATTGAGAGCCCCTTAACCGGGGCTTTCACCGTTGTTTACTATCATTAATTTTAGAGGATAAGACTGTGAGATATATTGCAATGTTAATTATGTCTACCCTTGCTGAACTGCAAGCTGCTGGACAATTCAAGGTGGGTCAACTGGCTCTACTAAAAGGCTCTATCGCTACTGGCGATGGTGGCGCTGCTCAGTATTACTGGGATCCGAGTTCAACTGAAACTGATACCTCAGCAACTACTGGTGATGTCATTCAGGTAACGGGTGTGACGACAGGTCGATGGCTGCTCCTTAACGGCGGCAGTACGGAAAATGTCACTGACTCAACTCTGACTGCGGCGAAGCTCACGCCTAATGGTAAAACATATACCATCAACGCTGCTGCTGGCTGTGCGATCACCCTTCCCGCTGCTGTTGGTAGCGGTAACAAGGTCACGTTCATTATCGGTACCACCGTCACATCAAACACAACTACCATCAAAGCGGCCAGTGCCGATGATGAGTTCTTGGGTGTGGTGATGCAGGTTGATGCCGATACTGGTGATGCTCTTGTGGCATACCCGGCTCTTGATGCTGATGGTTTTGATACTGTCACACTTGACGGTTCGACTACTGGCGGAATCCTCGGTGATAAGTTTACTTTCATCGATATGGGTGCCGGCCAATGGCAACTTGACGGATATGAGAGTGGTACCGGTACCGTAGCAACTCCATTATCTGCAACCGTATCCTAAGCGATACAACTAGATAGGGGCTTCGGCCCCTTTCTCTAATTCAGAGGTATTTATGAAGAATAAAATTTTCCTATATCACCCAAAACATGGCGCAAAGTTATTTGAGCTCGAAGATGGCGGCGAAGATAAGCTTTACAAAGATGGATGGCGTGATAATCCAAAGTGTAATGATCGAGCTGAGCCCGTCGAGCAGTTGTCTCCAGAGCCAAATGAGGATGACGTTGAGCAGCCTCCAGTCAATATTTCAATGGAGCAGCTAGGCGAGTTGGTTGAATTCGGCGAGACTGAGACCGATGACGGCTTTGAGCTTAATGTTATTAACCACTTGGCTTCAGTGCTTGGTCCAGTTGGAGAATCAGCTGGCGGTGAGGTGAAGAGCCTTGATCCTGCTGCTCATCCCGATGACGATGAAGCTCCAGAAAGCACGGTTAGTTTGGCCGATGAAGTGGCCTCGCTGCTTGAGCGGTTTAAGGCCGACCCCAAAGAACTTACCAAGGAGGAGCACGTTTTACTTGGTAAAGGTCTCGGTATCAAAGTCATGATTAGTTCATGGTCTGAAGATACGCTAATCAAGAAGATTAACGAGCAGCTGGCAAATGGCGACAACGAAGCGACTTCTTGAGGGCGCTCTTCGCAAGATAGGCGTTCTCGCAGCTGGTGAAGAGGCAGAACCCTCTGAGTTGCAGGACGCCTTGGAGATCGCTAACGAGTGGCTGGACAGTCTCAGCAATGAGGGCTTATTGATATATGCCCTCACTCATGAGAGTTTCCAGCTAACTAGCTCCCGCACCTACACAATAGGGCTTGGCGGTGATTTTGACACCGTACGCCCAACAACTATTGAGGATGTGCGGATCAGGGATGCCGGAGGACTCGAGGAGCCCGTTGAAATAGCGAGCTTGAATAAGTGGTCTGGAATCAGGATTAAGGATGCCGTTTTAACCTATCCTGATTACATCTACTATGAGCCAACATTCCCTCTGGGCACTCTATATTTAAGCGCCTATCCAGTAGAAAACAATTATCTGCTGATGGTCACAACAAAGCCGCTCACAGCCTTGCCGGCATTGACCGTTGACGTTGATCTTCCTCCTGGTTATCTCAGATTCATCAGGCTTGGTCTGGCCGTTGAACTGGCTCCTGAGTTTGGAAAGACAATCGATCCAGTGATTGCGGCCACATTCAGACAGGCCACAGCAGTACTGAAGCGCACCAACAGTAAATCCCGCATGGGAACGCTGGAGGTCGATAAAGGCCTGCTTCAGCGCCGCAGGGGATATGATGTCACTCAGGGACCAGGGCAGGGTTCGTTTTGACCCAGCCCATTCAATGGGCGATCGCCAGCAATAAGAGCCGCAGCGAGAAGGCCAACGGCTCAAGGCTGGTCAATCTGTATGCAGAGGCTCTGCCACCTGATAGCAAAAGTAATGTTGTCCTGTATGGGCTACCAGGTACCGCTCTATTCGTAGAGCTCCCAACATTCCCTATTCTTGGCCTGAAGGTCATGGATGGAGTTTGTTACGCTGTCACTCCAACAAACCTATACAGCGTTGCCAGCAATGGCTCATATGTCGATTTAGGCGCTGTTGTCATGGGCGGATATGTGAGCATGGCGACCAACGGTATTGATTTGGCATTTGTAGACGGCTCAAAAGGTTATCACTACAGTGTTACAGGCGGGATTGAAGAATTTTCAGGGGATGGATGGTATCCGGCGAACACCGTTACATACCAAGACGGATATTTTATATTCAATCGCGCAGGAACAGGCCAGTTCTTTATCAGCAATTTACTATCGACCGATCTTGATGCTCTGGATTTTGCAACAGCAGAGGGTGCGCCTGACGATACCTTAGCCGTGATATCGGATCACCGAGAATTATGGCTGTTTGGTGAGGACACAGTCGAGGTCTGGTACAACAGCGGCGCTCCTGATTTTCCATTTGAGAGGATGCAAGGCGCTTTCATAGAGCGAGGCATCGCGGCACTAGCCAGCGTATCGAAACAAGATAATAGTGTGTTCTGGCTCGGTGACGATGGGATTGTGTACCGGGCAAACGGATACATGCCTCAACGGGTGAGCACACACGCCGTTGAAACAGATATTGAGGCCGGGAATAAGGCGGACGCTTTCTCCTATACCTATACCCAGGGCGGCCATTCATTCTATGTGATCACCTTCCCGGAGCAGGAAAAGACCTGGAGTTTGGACATCTCGACCGGGCTATGGCAGGAGCGAAGCCATATCCAATGGGGCAGGCATCACGTAAATTGCCACGCAAAGTGTTACGGACATGATTTAGTTGGAGATTTTCAGAACGGGATGATCTATATGCTTGATCTGGATGCTTTATCAGATGCGGGAGAAGATATTCAGAGAATAGCGGTGTCGCCACCGCTGCACTATGGTCGCAACAGATCTACCATGCACTCACTTGAGTTTGATATGGAATGTGGAAACGCCGCTCCAGGGGATGATCCGCAGGCGATGATCAGGTGGTCAGATGACGGCGGCAAGAAGTACAGCAACCAGAGATTCAAATCATTGGGCAAAACAGGGGAGTACCTAAATCGGGTGAAAATAAACCGGTTGGGAGATTTCAGGCAACGCCAGATAGAGCTGGTGATCACCGGGAAGGTATTTGTGGCATTAATTGAAGCATACGCGGAGATTGAAGTTGGCAATAACTAAAGTAGTCCCGCCGCCGCTACAGTCTTTAAACCAGAATGAGAGGGTGTGGTCTCAGTGGTTTACCAACATGCTCAGAAACACTAATACTGTTACGGACGAGGTGAACGATTTAGTCGATATCCCAGTTGTTACCATAGATAGCAAGACTGAAATTCTATCAAGAGCAGGGATATCGGTTGAATTGATAGCGAAAACAGCAATTGCCAAAGTGATTCTTACTAAAATAACCTCCGATATTGTTGGAAAAGAGGTGAAAGTGACGCTCACAGATCATACGTTTGATGGGATAATTGAGCCAGGCGGATCCGACACAATTAATGGTGAGGCCGACGTAGGGCTAAATATTGCCGGGATGTCGATAACAGTATTTGCTCAGTCAATTGGAGAGTGGTGGATTATATGAGCTGGTTTCCTTTTCCATTAAATGGCACCAAAACGGCTGTAATTGTCGAACAGTTAAAAGCTATT